GAGAAGGGATTGGAGCGGAAGCTGAAGCCGATGCAGGAACGTTTTTGCGTGGAGTATGTCGGCGATCCCAAACGGAACGCGACGCAGGCTGCCATACGCGCGGGGTATTCCGAAAAAGCTGCTCGGGTACAGGCTTCGGAGAACCTAACGAAGCCTAACATATTGCAGCGCATAAAAGAATTGGAACGCGAGGCCCTGGAGGAAGCTGGCTACAGTGCCGACAGCCTGCGCCCGCTCATCATGCGCCAGCTGGTGAGCATAGCGAACGCGGACATCAGCGATATCGTCCAGGTGGTCTATGCCGACGACGCCAAACGCAAAGCCGCGTTGGATCAGATGGCGGACGCCAACGGAGGGCAGTGCGTCATCGATTTCGGAGCCCCCCTCCTTTACATCAAGCCGTCCTCGGAGATGTCGCAGGACGAGCGCTCTGCTATCCGCAGCATACGCCGCTACAAGGGGGAGCTGACCGTCGAGATGCACGACAAGCAAAGCGCGCTGCGCCTGTTGGCGGATATCGTCGGTCTGTCCAAGGCCGCGGATGTGAACGTGAATCTGTCGATAGCGGACAGCATCGAGGCCGCGCGGGCACGTGCCGCGGAAGGAGGTGAAGGGACGGATTGAACTTCGACGCGGAGATGGCGAAGGACATGGGAGTCCTGAGCCGGGACCCCCTGGCGTGGGTGCGGTACGCCTTCCCCTGGGGCGAGGGGCAGCTCTCCGGCTGCTGCGGACCCGACGCATGGCAACGGGATGTCCTGGAGTACGTCCGAGACAACCTGTCCCGGACGGCCCCCCTGCGCGTTGCGGTGGCCAGCGGGCACGGGATAGGGAAGAGCGCCCTGGTGGCGTGGCTTATCCTGTGGTCGCTCTCGACGTGCCCGGACGCGCGCGGGATCGTGACGGCGAACACCGGCTCCCAGCTAAAAACAAAGACCTGGGCGGAGCTGGCGAAGTGGTACAACCGCTTCATCGCCCGGCACTGGTTCGAGCTTGCGGCGACGTCCCTGTCCTGCCGGGAGAAGGGGCACGAGGCGACGTGGCGGTTCGATTCCGCCGTGTGGAGCAAGAACAACACCGAGGCGTTCGCAGGACTGCACAACCAGGGGAAACGGATCGTTGTGGTCTTCGACGAGGCGAGCGCCATCGACGACACGATATGGGAGGTCACGGAAGGGGCCCTGACGGACCGCGACACGGAGATACTCTGGCTGGCGTTCGGGAACCCGACGCGGAACACCGGGCGGTTCCGGGAGTGCTTCCGGAAGTACCGGGACCGCTGGCGCCACATCCACGTGGACAGCCGCACCGCGGCCATCACGAACAAGGCGCAGCTAAAGCAATGGGTGACGGACTACGGCGAGGAGAGCGACTTCGTCAAGGTGCGCGTGCGGGGGATATTCCCCGACGCGTCGGACACGCAGCTCATCTCCGCGGAACTGGTCCGCCAAGCGAAGGAACGGAAGCTCCAGGAACGGGACATCGCCGGGGCGCCGAAGATCATGGGGATCGACGTGGCGCGGGGCGGCGCGGACCAGAGCGCCGTGTGGCTGCGCCAGGGGCTCCTGGCGAGGCGGCTCTACAAGCGCCACACGCCGGACAGCATGGTGTTCGCGGAACGCCTGGCGTCCCTGCTCCGGGAACACGAGCCGGACGCAGCGTTCATCGATATGGGGGCGATGGGCGCCCCTGTCTACGACCGGCTGTGTCACCTGGGGTTCGGTCACGTGGTCATGGGCATCAACTTCAGCCAGGGCGCTGTTCGGGACGACCTGTACCTGAATCGGCGCTCGGAGATGTGGCACGCCGTGGCGAAGTGGCTGAGGGACGGCGGAGCGCTGCCATCCCAGGGGCCGGAGGCTCAGGACATCGAGGACGACCTGTGCGCCCCGGAGTACTTCTACAACACCAAGGGGAAGCTGCAGCTGGAGAGCAAGGAGGACATGAAGGACCGCGGTCTCCCCTCCCCGGACGACGGGGACGCGCTGGCGCTGACGTTTGCGGCCCCGGTCGTGCGCCGGGCGGATATCCCGGAGCGCGAGTCGATGCATGGAGGGCTGGAGGATTACAGCCCGTTCACGTGGTGAACGGAAAACGAAAGGAGATGCTTTGCAATGTGTTTGCCGAAAGCACCGAAGGTTGAGACGCCTGCGCCGCCGCCGACACTGGAACAGGCAAAGACGAACGACGCGGTCGTCGCCCGTCAGGACGAGCGGAAACGTCTGCGTGGGGCCATGAACTCCCGCACGACGATCCTGTCTGAGGGGGCGCCGGGCAGCGGGCGCAAGACGCTCCTGGGGCAGTGAGATGCCGAACCGGGAGGAGGAAAAGCAGAGGCGTCCCCCTCGGGAGCCGCCCGACCTGCGGGACCTGGCAAAGCGCCTGAAGGACATGGAGGACGCCCGCTCCCGGCAGATGCCCGTCTGGCAGGAGATCGCGAAGTACATCTCCCCGGGCCGTGGGGCGTTCGACAGGCAGAAGCCCAATCAGGGAGAGCGGAAGGACAAGCACCTGCTGGACCCGACGCCGCTCCAGGCCCTGCACGTCCTGTCCGCGGGGCTCCAGGGGGGACTGACCTCCCCGAGCCGGCCGTGGTTCCGGCTGGGAGTGTCGGACTCCGACCTCGCGGACTACGGGCCCGTGCGCCTGTGGCTCGACGAGGTGGAGCGGCGAATGATGCACGTGCTGAGCCAGTCGAACCTCTACAACTGCCTGCACATCCTGTATCAGGAGGTCGGGGCGTTCGGGATCGGGTGCATGCTCATCGAGGAGGATCCCCGGAACGTCGTCCGGGGCCTGACGATGACCGTCGGGGAATACTGCGTCGCCTACGACGTGGCCGGGCTGCCCAACGCCTTCGGCCGGAGCTTCTGGATGACGGCCGTGCAGATGCGGGACCGGTTCGGCGAGGTGGCGCTTTCCGAGGGCGCGCGCAACGCGCTTTCGTCGGGCCGGCGCGACGAGTGGTTCCGCGTGTCGCACCTCATCTTCGAGGATGACGACGCGGGGCCGGAGGAAAAGCCGTACCGCTCCGTGTACTGGGAGGAGGGGAAGACGGAAAGGCCCCTCCGCGTGTCGGGGTATGCGGAGTTCCCCATCGTGGCCCCGAGGTGGGAGGTGGTCGGCGGGGACTTCTACGGGCGCGGCCGAGGGTGGGACGCGCTGGGCGAGTCGAAGACGCTGCAGGAACTCCGGAAGGACTACCTCGTGGCGCAGAAGATGGCGATACAGCCGCCGATGGTGGGGCCGAACTCCCTCCGGGGCACGCACCGGGACCTGCGCCCCAACGGCGTCACCTACGTGGACGGGGCCGATCCGAACCAGGTGTTTCGCCCGCTCTACGAGGTCCGGCCGGACCTGCCCGGCCAGATCGCGGCGATGCAGGACAGCCGGGAGACGATCCGGCGCATCTTCTTTGCGGACCTGTTCCTGGCCATCATCATGAATGACGACAAGAACATGACGGCGACGCAGGTGAACGCCATCAACAACGAGCAGATGATGATGATCGGGCCCGTGTACGAGCGCCTGGACCACGAGCTGCTGGACCCGTTCATCGGGCGGACGTTCGGGATCATGGATCGCATGGGGCTTATCCCGCCCGTCCCCGAGGAGCTGGCGGGACAGGAGCTGGAGATCGAGTACATCTCGATGCTGGCGCAGGCGCAGCAGATGGTGGGGTTGGGCGGAATCGACCGCCTGACGACCTACGCCGGGGAAATGGCACAGCTCAACCCCGAGGTGCTGGACAAGTTCGACGCGGACGAGGCGGTGGACCAGTACGCGCGGATGCTGGGCGTGCCCGCCGCGATCGTCCGAAGCGACGAGACCGTGGCGGAGATGCGGCGGAGCCGGGCGGAGCAGCAGGCACAGATGCAGCAGATGGCCGCCGCGGCACAGATGGCTCAGACGGCGAACCAGGGGGCCGGGCCGGTGCGCCAGGCGGCGCAGGCCGCCGAGGGCGGCGGGCTGGGGGAGATTATGGAAATGATTGGGAATCAAGAACAAAATCTATGAGGAGGACAAAAACAATGATGGATGTCGAGAAGTTGGCGAAAGAAATCCACGAGGCAGGGCGTAAGGCCGTCGAACAAAGGAACACCGTTGAAGAGTGTAGATACGACGACCCTTTTCGGATGTTTCTGGAATGGCACGAGATTTCCGAGAGCATACGTGAGGAGTGGCGCGTACAGGCCCGTTACCTTCTGGATCGCTTTGAGATTACAGAAAAAACAGAAAAATGTGAAGGCACGTTATGATACACAAGGAACGGCGAAAACAGGACAGGGCGGACTTGGGGGCGATCTTCTCGACACGGGAGGGCGCCCGTTTTTTTTCGGCACTGTTGGACCTGTGCGGCGTGTTCCGCCTGAGTTATCAAGGCGAGGAGACGCACGCCACGGCGTTCAAGGAGGGCGCGCGCAACGTGGGCCTGCAGGTCCTGAGCGCGCTGGAAGAGATCAACCCGCAGGCCCGGCAGAGGCTCCGGGACGCGGACACGGAAAGGGAGGTAACGCGGAACGATGAAGACGACGAATTCCAGTGGGTTTGATATCCAGTTCTTTGCAGGAGAGGGCGGAGACGGAGCAGGAGGCGCAGGGGGCGCAGAGCCCCAGCCCATATCCGTGACCACGAACGCGGGCCCCGCGCCGCAGAACGCCACAGGGGCGAACACGGTGACGACCCGGACCCAGACGCCCACGACGGACGGAGGGCAGACGCCGGCAGCGGGTGCTGCGAGAGACCCCGGTTCCCCGACGC